CCATTGTTATCGAAGATCTCTGTAAGTTCTTGATCATAGTAGAAGTTGAGTGTCTTATCGAGAAGAGTTAGACTTGAAACGTCAAACTCAACATTGTTCTCGATAGTGATGGGCAATCGGGGATTGACCTTAGAGAACTTATGGCTACCGATGCCAGCGCTAGTGAAGCGGATTGTTCTTTCCTGACCAGGCTTGATATCCTCAAAAGTTTCTGCCAAGCGGAAGCTGTACCGATCGAAGGGAACAACGTAGTATTTCTGGAAAGTTTCCAAACCAGCAATGACAGTACCATTGGTGGTGTATAGGACATATTCACCAAGAGAATAGTCATGGTCAGGAATAATGACCAAGCTGTCAGGTACATTAATATCAGCTGGGGTAGCATATAGAGGATCAATGATGAGTGATTGAGAAACCTCATCAAACTCAACAATAATGGTGGGATTGGAACCAACACCAGAATTCTGCTGGGACTTAACAACTACATCTACAACGTCATCCTTGTTTAGTTGATGTGGCTCTTTGGTGGTTACTAGAGCACGAATTCTATCGAGAGATACTGTCTCGGCGAATCTATTGGTTTCTAGGTTGTAACGGAAGTTAGAGCCAACTGGGGTGGTAAAGAATACTGGCTGTGCATTTTGGTCAGTCCTAATACCAATCAAATCCTTACCGATATTGGCAACAAATACATCGACACTATTACCAACTGGTGGAAGGTTAATCAAGTTACCATCAGTATCTCTTACCTGGAGGGGTAGTGAAGTAGGGGGCTTTGTTAGTGTGACAACTTCGTTGTTCCTAAACTTATGAGAAGGTGCAAAGATAGATTGTGTTGGAATTGATAGCTCATACTTAGTGTCGCCGATGAAGTAATCTACAGGGATTTGCTGACCAGCAGTTACACCGAAACCAATTGTTTGCTCGGGGTTAAAGTAGTAGAGCTCATCGATCTCAGACCGGAAGTCTTGTGTAGTTGCCTTAATATCGAAGTAGTAAGGAATTACATCAATCTTCTCACCAATCAAGTGAGACTGACCAAAGCCAGTTGAATTGGAACGATAGATTCTTAGACCTCTGTTGTTGGGGAATACATTCAATACTTCTACTGTTTCTGTATTGTCAGGAGCACCAATGGTGATTAGGGCACCAGGAGCTACGCTCTCATTAAGGCTGTTGACGAAGATGTCTTCTACAGTCTCAATAATGGTAGGAGGAATGATGCTCGCTAAAGTCATGTTCCTGGTGTCTACAAAGACACGACTAGGACCATTGAGTCTAGAGAGTGAAGTGGTTAGACCACTGAGCACAACTAGGTCTTGATTTAGGTAATCATGAGTTGGCTCAACATAGACACGAACAAAGTTGTTATTGAGGCGAATGAGTTTGGTTTCAGTCTTGGTGTAGGAGGTCTGGGAGCTAGCAATGCTAACAACTTCCTTACCTTCAACTTCACTAACTACGCTGCTTAGAACACCCTGACTATTATCAAAGATTGGCAAGTCACCAACACGATAGCTAGCACCAGCACCAACAATGTCGATGCCATCAACTTTACCGGGATTGACACTCTCCACAATAGTGTCTTGAATGTCACTTAGATAAGACTGTACTAGGAACTCACTACCAGCTACAGGGCTTCCCACATAGTATGGGAAGGTGTTTCTGTAGATTGGCTTATCGTTGAGGTTGAAGTCCTGATCAATATCAGGAGTATCGATTGGAGCATCACGATACTCGGGACCGATGAAGTATGGGAATTGTGGAGCACGCTCTAGGTCAATCTCTGTGCTGATGCCAGCAAAGTATGCATAGACTCCATTGGGAAACTCAGGAGTTCTACCGTAGCGACCGTTGTATACGTCTAGATCACCTTCGCCAGTATAACGATAGTCTTCTACGAAGAAACCAGCAGGATATTTGGTTAGCGAAGGGCGACCAGGAACTGCTTCTGCATCTAGAACATAAGCAGTGCTCATAGCACGGATTTCGGAGTTGGGATCCTCAGGATCATCATAAGCAAAGCCACCATAGATGGGATTACCATCATTAGCCCAACCAATGATAGGAGAGTGAATGATGCCTAGATCATCATAAACATTTTCACGAATAGTTCTCTCATAAGAGACAACGGCATAGCTGTTATCGATTAGAGACTCAAAACCAAAGCGCTCCTGTAGGTTGACTTCTAAATTGCGAATACGTGGTGTTAGGATAGCATCTCTACCGGGATCAACAATTTCGATGTCAGTTGTGTTGGGGTTGTAGTCAATACCTTCACTGATGATGATAATTTCATCAATGCTACCATCTAGAACTTGAGCGCGAAGAACGGCACCCTGACCGGACTCGCTGCTATCCATTACAACTACATCTGGATTATCTGGATAGTTAACACCACGATTTAGGATCTGGACTCCAGTTACCTTACCTTCGATAACAATAGGCTTAACACGAGCACCACTTCCAACTTGAGCAGTAATCTTAGGATTCTTTTGGAAGTTTAGAACATCACTACCATAGTAGCCACCATCATCAACATAGATCTGGTCGATCTCGCCACGGATGAATGGAGTAGCAGTCACAACACCAGTGATGGTGCTAGCGAACGATACGTTGATGTTGACCTTAATATCAGGATACTTAAAGGTATGAGTACCAACACCAACTGTGGTGAAGTTGACGATTTCTCCACGATCAAAATTATCAGTAATTGTACCGCCAATACCAGCATCAGCTAGCTGGAACATATCCTCACTCTTAGCAATGACGAAGTATGAGTTGAGGGTGCTTAGACCAGCAATGGGAATCTCTGTTGCAACATACTCAACTATCTCACCAGTTTCAAAGCCATGCTTGGGATAACGAACCTCATCATACTCAACAAAGATATTGGAGGGCTGAGTGTGTAGAGAACGGTACCAGAAGTTGCCACCATCTTCGACGATGTTTGCGCCAATGATTGTGTTGCGAGCTACGGTATTAAAGTCCTGAATACCAAAACCAGTTAGATTTGTAGTAAAGCCAATTGGATTAGTTCCAATCTCTAGATCTTCTAGAGAACCGAACAAACGGATGGTTAGATTATTGACTGGATCGGCATAATAGATGCCACCATTAGAAAGAACGTTACCAAAGCTGATATTGCCACCACCGGGCTGACCAACACCGATGCTGGGCTCTCCACGGTTGTTGTAAACGATAGGCGCACCCTTGGGTAGGTTATGAGGTACTAGGAACTGGATGGTTTCCTCTACTGCGTTAATACCACCACCAAAGATGTCTAGACGGCTGTCAAAGGGGATAGAACGGGATCTACGCTCTACCTGTGGCTCAGCAGTTGCACCACGGCTGTTGCCGCCAGTAACGGTGATTGTGAAGGCTTCATTGATGTCAAAGATCTGTGGATCAACGAGAATCTTTTCTAGCTTACCTTTAATGACTGGAGTGAGTACTGCAGTGGTTGGAGTGATGCCAGCACCGACTCCACCAATCAATTGAATGTCTGGGGGAGCAGCAATGATCTTAGGGGGAGAAGTGACGCTATATCCTTCGCCACCAGCCACTGGAGCTACGTTTACGATAGGACCTAAGAACACATTGTCAGCTGAGCGGTAGGAGATGATCTCAACACCGTTAGTGAGGATAGCAATCTTACCAGCAGTTACTTCAGCAGGGGTTCTGTCAATCGCAATGTTTTGACGCTCACCAGTTAGAGGAATGGTGCGATAAGTGCGTTGGCTGTCAATCTCACGATCCTTCTGGCTCTCTAGAGTGAAGATGTGGGTACCAGGCAATTCATTGGCAGTTAGACCAACAAAGTTGTTGCTACCAATGAAAGAGGGTGATAGGTAGAGACGAATCTTACGTGGAGCAGTTACTTCGACATAATATTCACCAACAGGGCAAATTGGGTAAACAGCAGTAGTACCGATGCCAGGCTGGACGCTATAAGTGACTAGATCGCCAGTAATGAATTCTACGGGCTGATCAAAGATGAGTGTGGAGTAAGTTCCTTGGAAACTGTTGAATCCCTCGAAGTTAAGAGTGCTAATACCAGTAATGGTGTCTTCGACGATGCTAACGTCCAACCCATATGATGGGAGGGAGTTTGTAGCTACGTAGAAGTTAGAATCATACTCTCTGGCATCATATAGGTTTAGAACGTTGGATAGAACAGCATCATTGCCATAATCAATCTTAGTCTTGGAGCTAGACGCATATTTTTGGTTACGGCGAAGATCTAGGTCCTGATTAGTGGGGACACCAAAAGAATCGTTTACAGTAACAGTAGAATTAACGAAATCGACCTCAGTAACTAGACGATCGGAAACAAAGGCATTTTGAGAGCCTCTGGGAAGAATGTCTACAGTATCGCCAACATTAATGGAGCTCTTATCAAGATATGGAGCTTTTAGAGTGAAAGTGGTACCACTGAGGTTCTCAACTTGGAAACGAACCTTAGTATTGTAGATAAAGCTGTTTGCGACGATTTCAGCAAAGCTTGGTTCATCTCTATTAGCAATAGGAGCAAGAATATTCTCTCCAAGGCTATCTACACGGATGTTTTCGCCAATTGTACTGAAAGGCGCATTATCGCCAAAGTCAATATCAGAAATAACGCCAAGTAGACGCAACCGGATGACTTCGCCGTTATCGGCAGTACCACTTACAGTAATATTGTCAATAATACGTTCTGTAGTGGCAATAGTCTTATTTGGGCTTTCGCAAGTAACACCCAAGAACTGGTTTACAGTCTTTTCCTCATAATTGAAGACTGTGCCATCTTCTGTGATGAAAGTATTGTTATCACGGAAACCAATCGTGGAATCTACGGTAACAGTGGTCTGTCCGGGGAACCAAGGGCGCTGAGCCTCAGTAATACCGGGTACAGTGAATAGCTTCTTCTCATTTTCAATCTCATCGTTGGAGACAAAGAAGAATAACTTGTAATAGAGTTGATTGTCTCTGGTGAAGGGCTCAATCTCGGAAACGGCACCAAAGATCTCTGGGCTGCCGTCCTGGAAGACGTTCTTGCCCTGTAGATCAATTGGGTTGCCATTTACTGGTAGAGCAGTGGCATAATCACGTCTAGAGTACTCAGCCTCACTAGGCTTGATTAGATATAGCTCTAGATCGATGACTGTAGGCTCTTCACCGTATAGAACCTTGAATAGAATCTTGAATGACTCAGTACTACCCTTACTTTGGTAGAAAGAGCGGGCTTGACGGATCCAAGTGCCTGCATCAATCTGGCTATTGAATTCTAGGTTCTCGAAGCCGGGAGCAAAGGTGAATTTGATCTTGTTATAGAACTCTTTGAGGAAAAGAGTGCTCAAGTTCTGGACAGGGGCATCTTCCTTATGTGGAGCAGATAGAGTCTGCTCAAATACTAGCTGGCTGGGGTTATCTGGAGTTCTGTAGGAGGTGATGCCAGAGAAGCCTCTTACAACGCCAGTGAAGGTGTTAGTGGTAACACCTGTGTAGGTCATAATCTCGTTATCGACCTTTAGTAGACCCCACTCGTTTGGAAAGCTCTTGGTGGTGTTTACATAGACAACAGTATCCTCAGGATCTAGGTTCTCGGTGAGGAAGAAGTTGTCATTAACAGTTTCGGCAGTTAAAAGATCTAGGTTTAGGTATTGGTCTAAATTGGCAGCAAAATCCATTGTGCCGCCCTGGAATTCCTGGGACACATAGAACTGCTTTAGGAAGTCATCAGTTAATGGTGCTTCGCTAAGAATAAATTCAGGAAGTTGTGAGGTGACTATATCCTGGATCTTCACCCTCACATCAATACCAGTTTCAATCATCTCAAAATACCGTAAAGGTTACCTAGTTAGCTTTCCGTTGCCGTAACTCGAAGTTACTGGGAAACCGACACCGGAGATTTGCTCTCCGCTGGCAATTGTATCCCTAACCATATTTATCTTGCTTGTAGAGACGGAAAATGAGACATAGAGGTCTTTTAGACCAATTACATCGTTGGATAGTGGATAGGCTTGAACCTCTACAATACTATTGGGCTGTGAAGTGTCAATAATGCGAACTGTGTTCAATTTAATCTCACCCTTGCTGTAATCTACAGTTCCTGCGTTCTCAACAACGGTTGTATAGGAGAGATCTCCAGAAGCAGCCGTTCTTTCGCTGATTAGTGAGATTACGCCTAGACCAGAACCATCCAATTGACCGGATGCATTCTTATTGGGCATATCTGTTAGATAAACAGTAGAAGGATTACCAAAGATCTTAAATCCAGTGCTCTTGACAGTTCCACCCTCTGGAAGGATGTGGAATGCATTACCAAAGCAGAGCTCATACTGACCAAACTGGTCAATAGCGGCATTTAAGTTTCTACGAACGATTACGCGAGTAATGTTAGAGGTAATTGCAATGTCAGTGTCGTCAATAACCTTCTGGGTCTTAGAATACTTGAATCTACCACCAAACTTGTTGAGGTCGATGGATCTAGAGTAAGTATTGAGTGCATCAATAACCTCACTCTTGAGATTTTCGGCATTTGACACTTTAGTGGTGTCATAGTAGACAAAGGAGTCAAGCTCAACGAAGAGAATCTTGAGATCGACGATTTTTTGGTTAATACCAGCAACGGTGTATTGCTTAAGTCCCTCTAGAATGTTCTTCTTGTCAAAATCACTAACTTCGATACCGTTTAGTGGTTTGATGCTGATTAGAACGTTACCAAACTGTGGAGGGGTGAGCTCTTCACCACCGACTACGGAAACTGACTCGGTATTTGAATAAATCGACTTGATAATGCCTTCGTAGTCACGTGCCGTCACAGCCCTGTACTGGGAGCCGTAGATGCGTGGAGCAAAATACTTAATGCTTTCCACACTCTCGATGGGAGAGCCGTTTCTAGCGCCTTCTAGGGTGGTTATAGAGACGTTATTGGTTGGGATGACAACAGCGCCTGTAGAATTGACCACAGAGCCGCTAAAGGAGAACCGCTGAGCGCCATTTCCATCAGGACCATCAGTTACGATGTAAGTAGCGGTAATTTGTTGCTCATTTTGGAGAGCTTTACCAAAAACACCATCACCAAAGATGAGCTCATACTTTTCTTGCTCAATTTCGTTGATTAGATAGATTTGGCTATCCTTTCCAATCTCAACGATGTTGGCAACGCGATTCCAAACGTCTCCGGGACCTTGATCGCTAGGACCTTTTACTCTCACAACGAGAGTGCTGTAATCCATGCGGGAATTATTGATAATGAAGCGCTGATCTAGCGATCCATCATAGTTAAATGTATTTCTTAGGAAAGTTCCCTGATAAACTTCGATTGGTTCTTCGTCTGTACCAAACTGAGCTACGCCATTATTAACAGTTGTAGTAATATCCTCTGGAATAGAGAAAACGTAGTTAGTATTGTCTGCATTACCAGTACAAACGAGACCTGCCTTCAAAGTAAGGGTAGGTGTAGTTGCATTTGTCTCAATAGTGAACTTGATCTTTGCTTTTGCTGCAGCGATAGATCTTGGAAGGTAACCAATGTTGCCTGCTAGGGAGACTACGTTCCTTCTAAGTGTCGCAGAGTCCAAAAATGACTCATTGACGATCATGTTGGCATTGATTGAGTTGATATAGGCATTGTAAGCCAATGTCTCAATCAAAACCGAGAAGTTAGATCCCTCAAAATCAAAACCAGTGAAATCGGAGTTCGCTCTTAGATAATCTCTAATCGATTCTTTGATTTGATCAAAGTCTAAATTGGTAAATTTAGTGAAAGCCATTATCTAGTAGCCTCTAGTACAAAGGAGTAAGTTTGACGGGGTAATTCTTGACCGATAATGTCGTAAATAACGGTAATATTGAATTCGTTAGTATCTGGGCGAGGATCAACCTCTACCTGAACTGACTCAATACGTGGTTCGTAGTTTTGTAGGCTAACGAGGACTTGGTTTTGGATTTCGTCGGCAGTAAAAATGTCAACATTCTCAAATAACTGCCCTCTTACGTCTGAACCGAAGTCAGGCTCGAAAAATCTCTCGCCCAACTGTGTCTCAACGATATTTCTAACTGAACGATTGATTGCTCGCTCATTTCTCAATACAGGAAGGTCCCTCGTCACAGGATGGGGCTGAAACGAGAGACTGATATCCTTAAATGATCTAGAAATACGTTTGATTTCCGCCATTTCAACTTTAATCTTTAATTTTATTTATGCCCCTTCCCAATACTCTGTGTAGTCAGGTACTTTTTTGTGCATTTTTGCCTTTTCGGCTTCTTGCTTCTTTGCAATTTGGTCGAGAACACCATAATCGGTGACTAGCGACACACCTTTAACTCGATCAGCGGGCTTACCCATGATTTTTTGTCCTAATAAAGTGAAAATTAGAACTTTTTTAAAGGTGGTTGCTATCACCTTTCATTATTTGATGTAAAATCCCTTTCGATGGTAGTCTGGAGACTCAACAAAGCGGTAATCTGGCGGACAAACGACCTCCATATCATCATAAACCGGAATTGCGATGTCATTTCCCCACCGAAAATCGGGATTTTTGCGAAAATGGACCTCGATTATGCGAAACCCAATGTATTCGATGTTTATTGTACTATATTTTGTGCGAAATTGCTCTAAAATTTCAGGAAAATCAAAATTTTTCTCGATTTTTCTCCAACTCGCCCATCTAGACTCTTCCGAACCACGAATGGAGGGAGCTGGTATTCCTTGAATCGTCAAAATTTGGTCGCCTTTTTCATAATCAACGGAAACGTGCTCTCCGTTAAAGTAGTCACACCAAAATTCTCCGGCAACTCCAAACATTTCTGTCTTATCGCTTGGCGCCAACCAGATTTTTCGGGCATTTCTACCCATTCCAAGGAAATTTATACACGGTCTAATGATGTACCAACCGGGATGCGGCACTGGAGCGCCAATTGGACCGCAATTATAACCTAATTTGCGGCTTAGTTGAAGCTTGTTGTACACCCAAAGGTCGTCTGGGTGGACTGACATGAACTCTTCTAAGACTTCCATCAATATATTACAGTTACTTTAGTATTTAGAGTCAACTAGACCTAGGGTCCCAAAAGGGTTGAGCCAAAAAAAAGAGGGCATGTGCCCCCTTGAATCATTTACCTTGACCGCGATAACGCTTTTTGCGTGAATTACGTGAGGTCGCAGAAAGCCTTGTGTTGATTGAACGACCTTGTGCGGTGTTCTTAGGCTTGCTTTCAATCTTTTGCTGGGATTTGCCTAACATAATTACTCCTTTGTGTACATGATGTGGGTTACTTGTGAGAGATCGGGATACCCGGTCTCATAATAAGCTCTTGCTAGGTCTTCCATTACATCAAAGAAGTCCCCTTCGGGGATACCTTTGTGAACTGGCTGACCTTCAATAAGTATATCGTAGAGATACTGCATGAGTCAACGGGGTGTGACAGTTTAATAATTGGCATAAAAAAGGGGGAAGCTTTGTTCCCCCCTCGAAGCGTATCAGATGACGCGAGTCTTCTCGTGTCCAACGCGGATACGGGGATCACACCAGATCTCAAAACCTGCTGCGATAGCGTCGAGACAGAATGAAACGTCCTCGCCGCACATATCCTGGACAGCACCAGATTCAAATACTTGCATCTTAGGAGCGAACCAGGGGTACTTCATCTCGGGGTGCTCGAATACACCGTTCTTGATGAGGATCCAACCGAAACCAGCGTAGTCTACAGTGAAGGGCTTCTTACGCTTAGAAAGAGTTTCTAGAGTCTCGTGGTTCATGACGCCGCCGTTCTTAGCGAAGTCATCTTCTTCTAGCCAGTGAGCAACAGAAGAGGTACGACCATCTTCAGTACAGTACCAACCAGTTGCAATGTCCTTATCCATAAGGACGAGTTGGAGTAGCTTTTCAGTTGTGAATACAATGTCGCTATCGATCCATAGCTGGTAGTCGTACTTTAGACGACCATCCCAGGGCACCTGATCAGGACCACGTAGTACGTTAGCACCCAAGCACTTACAACGTGCGAAGTTAACCATGGAACTGTAGTCCTGGCTGATCTGGATGCTAGCGCCCATCTGTACTAGATCGAAGCACATTTGAACGAAGTTCTTTAGGTAAACGTAGCTTACGCCACGACCTGGAAGACAGAAGACAATACTCTTACCACGGAGCATTTCTTTTGCTTTATCATAATCCCACTCGGTAGCGGAATCGGCAACTTTGCCCTTGGGGGGCTCTTGTGCCTTAACGGTAAATCCTTTTGCCATATCAGTTAATAGTAATGATGAAACGTTTCAATTCAAACTAGTTTATTAGAAGGATGCCTCAGCATATTCAGGGGCTGCACATTCTTCATATTCAATTGTAGCTGAACTCCTAAGATTTGTCAAATCTAAGAAGTAGTCAAGCTGATGCATCTCCTTATCGAAGTCTTCCTTCGGGAGATTTGCTTTTACACACTTTCCATTCACGTAGATGTGATAGCAGGGTGAGATAATCATTGGGTTGATTCGCGTAGGATGAGTTCGTCACCATCGAAGACCCATTCTAGCTCAGTTCCTTCATACCAACCAAATTCATTTAGGATAGCTTCAGGAACAGGACAGAGTAGTTCTCCGGTTGCAATGTCTTCTTGCAGTTCGACAATAATGTGTTTGTCTCTGTTCATAACTCTAACAGATCTTTCTTTATCCAAAGTATATAGGATCACATAAGACCCTAGGGTAGTGCAGAAGGGTTCGCCCTGTTAAAAAACGCCCACATACAAAAACATAAAAGACTTTAAGATCATAAAGAACCACAGAGACCTCTCTCTGCCTCTCTAAGACCATTGCAAAACATGAGAGACCACACAGTATGGGAGAATACTCCAAGCCCCTCTAAGAGCTTCGTAGAGCAAGTTAGTACATTTCTCTCTTCCTATTATATAGACACCGAGTGAAGGACTAATTCTGTATGGTTTACCCTTCTAATAGTTTCGGTAATACTCCGTAGGTTCTAGAGGGCGCGTTTCGAGTTCGATCCAGATTAAGCCTAACCCAGAGAGCATAAAAACACACAAAGGAACTAAGAGACACATAAAGCGGAAAAAACTTTCCATAACATAGAGACTTTTTTATATTTAACAGTATAGCTTACAGAATACCCCCTTGCGGGGAGAGACAGTACAACCCTCTGCAGTTACTCTATGGAACTCGCTAGCGCTCGTTGCTTCGCATCCCTTGACAGAATAGCTTTCCTTAAGTAGAGTAGCTTTGTGGAGGTTGGCAGGAGCCATAGAGATACTTAGAGTATATAGAGGAATATTGGGGGCTTTTTATGGGG